AGATAATAAGTTTTTCCGTGGTAAAGGAATAAAGAAAGACCGTAATATAAGCACATGGGAAGATAAGAGACAAGATGCTTATTTGAAAGTATTAGAGAAGGCCAGAGGTAATAACTAGATAGGTAGTAACTCTAGGTATTCCAGAGATAGGTTTCCGATGCCAAACCAGTATAAAGAAAAGAATTGTCCCGAATGTAAAACGCCGCATAGAAAAAGAGGCCTCTATTGCTCACAGTCTTGCGCCAATACTAATCAATCTAAATCACCTGAGCATATAAAGAAAATAAAGAAGTCCCTCAATGAGTATCAGAATTCACCAGAGGGTCTTGCTAATGCTAAGAGACAATCATTAAGAGCCTCTGCTATGCGTAACGATGAACCTCTGCCAGTGACCATAGAGGATTTTGCAGTTGACATACCAGATACTACCGAACTTTCAGATTATGACCTCGATGGATATAGTCGTGCAGAGAATTGGTAGAACCCGCCCGCTACCACCCTTCCATTATACCAGATAACCACCGAATTGTCAAGTAATACCGCTGGCCGTTGTTGTATAAAAGCAACAGAATTTCTCTAACGGAATCAATAGGTTACACCAGGCTTGACAGTTCGGCACTAATGGCTTATAATCCTTCCATGATGAGAAAAAAGCGTTCCGACCGAAATTATGTGCTGTATCAGTTGACCGCTGATAATGAGACCTACATTGGCCTTACTGTGGCACAAGGTCAAGCATTCCTCCGTAGTGTAAAGGTTCGAGTGCAGAAGCATTTGTCCCGAGCAAAGCGTGAGAATAAAGAATGGTCACTATACTCCTTCCTCAGAGCAAACCCAGAGACCACTATACAATATGAGGTCATCGAGGTTGTGCGTGGTCGTAAGCCTGCGTACCAAAGAGAGCGTGAGTTAATCGCTGAGTATGAACCAACCCTTAATACATTCTAATGGAGAACTAATCGTGGCACCTACAATCGAAGAAATTAACGACCTATGCCGGGAAATTGCAGAGGAAACTACTGATATTACCGAAGAGGAACTGGCATTGCTGGAACTGGAAAAGCAATATGAGTTTATGTCCTATGCCGATGAAGCGGCCGATGCGGATGCGGAATACTATGGTGTTGCGTAAAAACAACACAAACTTGACTAATCCGGTCAAGTATTAATGGTGCTGGTTGACAATTCGGCACTTTGCTGATACAATTATACCATACTGAGAAATTAATTGAAAGGAACTCAAATGTCTAATTTTACTTTTGCCTGTGCTTCTGTGAATGGTCTTACTCTTAACCAGAAGCGTGAAACCGTGAAAGCTCTCCGTGAGTCAATCAAAGCTGAAGTTGCTGCTCGTAAGGAACAAAAAATTCTTGCTAAGTCACAAAGAGCGCTTGCTAAGACTGCTCGTGCTGCCGTTAAGGCCGAGAAAGCCGCTGAGCGTGCCACTAAGAAAGCTGCTCGTATTGCTGCCCTCGAAGCTAAACTAAATGCTTTGAAAAACCCTGTTGGTACTGCTGCTCGCAAAGCCAATAAGAAACCTTCTAAAGTGAAGGTTACTAAAGTTGCTGTTGCTGCTTAATATAAACCACGCTGAGTCCACCGAGGAACGGTGGCACCAAAAAGACCTATGTCAACATGGGTGCTCAGGTGTAAGACAGAGGGATCGGATCCCCGAGGTCGCCAGTTGAAAAATTGCTGGCCAATAAACTGATGAAAAAGGAAATAGAATGAGCGAAGTTTTGACTAGTTGGGAAGAAATGACAGTCCTAGAGCAAATGCAATGCCAATATTGGGACATGTATAAGGATGCATATGGCGTCCGTCCCCGAGGTGTCGATACTTCCAATTGGTCAGAGGCGGACTTCATGGCTGAGTTTGACTTGCTTGCTAAAGTCATTGATGCAGAGGAAATTGCTCGTAAAGAAGCAGAGGCTCGTGCTATCGTGGCGTTTGAGGACCGTGTGCTTAATCTAATGCACACTGGCACCAATCGTGAGCGTGTTATTGCATGGTTGATGGATGCAGAAGGCGCCAATGGTGATTATGAGTATTTTTGTTTTACGCAAGGCCTGCCATACCGGTACTTTGCGAATATGGAGAAATAATATGGGTAAGATGAAAGAGCTGCTGTTGACTATTGTGGAAGACTATGATTACAATGGCTTGACAATTAAGGAAATTTGTGATACTTACGGGATGCCAGAGGATGCTGTTATAGAGTTACTTAGCGAGCATAGTGATACATTCGCTTAGGTCAAAAGCGAAAACCACATAGGACAGTTGGAAGGAGTCCTCTAAAGCAGGTCTACTATTGCTCAAGAATCCTTTGCTGTTCTCTCACTAGGACAAAAGCAGAAACCGGACAGAGAACCACAATAAAATTTTTTTCGGCCAGGAAACACACAGGAAAGATGGTTATATGAAATTAGTGCAAAATGTATTGAAAACACAATATGAAGATTTACACAATACCTATATGAAAGCGCATAATGAAGAAGTGCGTTCCCGTATGGAACTCAATAAATTTCAGAAAGAGGTTTCGAGACTAGTCAAATGGTCTCAGGACTCTGGCGTTGTATACCTTTCATACGGACTGGAAGTCTATGAGGTACATAAGAATAAGAAGAAGCGTGCAAGCGGTACTAATACATTCAAAGTCTTAAAGGCGAAAAGAGTGATTTGTAATGAATACTGGAGAGATATGGATTCTCTCCGTGTGGATATTGTGTTTGATAACTTAGGTGAATATAAATGAGTAAATGGGATTTCGTAATTAAAGAACTAAAAGCACTCCAGCAAGATACGCCAGATACACAGGTTATCATAGAAGCGTATGTTGAGTGGGTATTACTCAATGGATATAAAATTTCAAAGAAGGAAACTTTCAATGCCAAAAGTGGTAATTAATACATGTTATGGCGGATTCGGTCTTTCTGAGTCCTCTCTAAGTGAATACAAGAAGCGTAGAGATATTACAGAGGATATCTGGTATTGGGACATTCCACGGGATTGCCCTCACCTTGTCGCAATGGTCGAAGAAGGTGGTACGGATGTAAACGGAACTTATTCGGATCTAAAAGTGGTGGATATTCCTGATGATGTGAATTGGTACATCGAGGAATACGATGGCATGGAGCATGTGGCCGAAAGACACAGGACTTGGAGTTAATATGAGTCCAATTGAAATTATCGGATTAACGAAACGCCAAAAGATTCTGGCCGATATTATATGGGGTATTGAAGATTGGGCTCAGGTCGAAATCTTTATTAATTCCTTATCGAAGCGGGATAGAATCGATTGTGAAGGTATTATCGAAATGATGCGGATGTCGATTGTCGAACAAATAGCGGATGAACTAAAAGATAAAAAGAATGAATACCCGGAAGCGTCCCTTGTTATCGATAGGATTCGTAGGCAAAAGTGATGGATTGGCGCTTGACAAACAAATGAATAGCTCATATAATAGCGGTGTTCCGTTTGAGATACTAGAAAGGTACCGAAATGCTTAGAAGTATAATGAAAGTAATATTATGGATAGCCGTTATTGTGACCCTCTTTAATGAGTTATATCTGAATACGATTATTAATTTGTTGATTTTGGTGTTATTGGAACTCCAAGATATTAAAGAAGGAAAGAAGAATGAGTAGTAATTTGCGTAAAGATTCTATGACCGGAGTTATAGAGTATGAAGGTCTTTCGAAAGTTAACCTCCATTTTTCGGAATGGTGGAACGGAGAAGGTCTTGATATCGAATTTGGTGAAGAAGAAAAACGAATCCACCTCCATACGGATGAAATCCATGCCTTGGTTGTGGCGTTTGTTGCCACTGGAATGGTCGATATGAACGAAGTGAACGAACATGTGGACCGAATGAAGTTTGATTCTTTAATGCGTGAAGAATCGATTAAACGAATAAGGAGTAGTTATGCCTGAAAATAAAACTGTGAATAATAATAGTATCGGATTCTTTGGACTCTTGACGCTGATTTTTATTACCTTGAAACTGACCGGTTATATCGATTGGTCTTGGTGGTTAGTCTTAATGCCTCTGTTCGTACCTGTAATTATTATCTTTGCCATTTTGGTGATTATGTTAGTAATGGGTGCCAGAGTTAGGCAGCGCCGGAACCGTTAAAGGTTATGTGTTGTGCCCAAAATACGGATAGAGTTGACAAATGAATGATTATCTGTTATGATGTTTATTATGTTTTATATTATGGAGAAAAGTGATGTATAAAAGATTAGCAGTTGTTTCTGCGGTAGTTTTATTGAGTGCTTGTTCGAGTATGCCGTTTGGTGATAAGCGAGTGCAGGCAGAAGATTCGGTTACTGCCGAGTTTATGGGCGGTGACTTGAAAATCACCTATACAAAAGACGGAAAGTTTGAATCCATGACGGCGGCAGGAACTGCTCGAGTGACTTCTACTCTACCATCCGCAACAGAAGAAGCCTTTATTGTGGCGAACCTCCGTGCAAAACAAAAGGTTGTCGAGTTTATGAAGAATGAACTGGAAGGCGAAAAGTTTACCAAGACAGTCTATAACTCATTGCAAGAAGGTCAGGCCATTAATAATCAGGCCAACAATGAAGTGAATACGAAAATTGCAGGCGATGTGCAAGAAAATATCAAATCAAAGACTAAGGCAATCCTACAAGGTGTCTATGTTGAATCTAAAAAGTTTGATACTGCAACGAATACCGTTCGTGTGGTCGTAAAGACTGGAACGAAAGATATTCAGACTGCAAAAGAAATGCGTATGTTGATGGGTAACTAATGCGAAAACTTCTGATAGGATGCCTCTTTACGGCATCCACGGCAGTATCAGCACAACCGGCATTTGACACATTCACCTTACTCTCGTTAATCTTTCAAGGTGTTCGATTCTCAATGGAAGAATCATCACCAAAGGAGATTATCGTTACTTCAAAGGGAACTGGTAAGACACAACAAGAAGCCATTGATTCGGCATTATTTGCATCGGTTCAAAAGGCAATCGGTGTTCTGGTTGTATCTGACCAAACTGTTCAAAATGACAAAGTGATTCGTAACCTGGTTGCCTCGTATTCTTCTGGCATTGTCAATGAATATAAAATCAACAAATGTTCAGGTGTGCCGATTACATGCGAAGTAACCGCTAAGGTATCTCCGTGGAAGTTTATGCGTAGATTAGAAGGTGAAGCACAAACTATCAAAGTGAACGGAAACGATTTGGCTGCTCAGGCAACAACCGCTCGTAATACGCTGATACACCGAGAAAAGATTACACGATATTACATGTCACAAATTCGGCAATCAGGTTTGGATGTGATTGTAAAAAAACTTGAAATTATACCATCAACTGGTAAAGATGTAAAGTTGGTGATTGATTATGAAGTAAAATGGAACAAACAATTCAAAGACCATATTCTATCTTATCTAAAGAGATTGGAGAAAGATACGGTTCTGAATCAATCTGAAAACGAACAAATCTATATTCAATGGGCACCTACGGGAATGTTTGATAATCGGGTGCGTATCAATACCTATGATAATGATTTTCGTATGATGATGGAATACTACATGTTTGAACCAGTCAAGGTGAAGTTTAACGAATTGGATTTATGCGTGGAACACCGAATGGATAACAATGTGTTTACAATTGATTGGTACGGGTTAAGGCGACAAAAGACAATTTTTGTCAATCCTGACAAGTTACAAAATTTACAATCAATTTCCATGCAGATAGGATGCGCTTCCTAGAGTGTTGTTTTTTAGCAACACTTGACCGGATTAGTCAACTATTGACTTGACAATTCGGCAGTTAGCTGATATAATACTTCCATGATAGTTGATAAGGAAACAAAAATGTCTGCATTAAAAGAATACACCCTCGAAATTTACAAAGTTGACCGCAGAATTAAAGGTGGTTACAAAAAAGTTGAAGTTATCGATTTTGCGCCTTCAACCAAAGATTTTATTGACAGCGCCGCTTCTGATTATATGGATAATGGTTACCTTGTTAAAGTTTTCGAAACCTATGTTACCAAAACTAATTTAATGGGTGGTAAAGAATTTAAAGAGCGTTATGACACTCCGTCATTTTGCTCACCTTCCTCAGAATCTTATTGGAGTATGTAATCATGGCATATATGAATCAAGAAAAGAAAGCGGTTATTGCCGCCAAGGTTAAACCGATTTTGAAAAAATACAAACTAAAAGGTAGTTTGTCGGTGCATAACCATTCGAGTATTACCTTAACCATCAAATCTGGTCCTATCGATTTTGGTGGCGATAATATTCAAGTGAATCATTATTGGTTAGATGACCATTATGGCGACCGACCAAAGGCGTTGAAAGCGCTGAAAGAATTGAAAGATGCTTTAATGGCAGCTGATTATTATGATGAGTCGGATGCTCAGACTGATTATTTTAATACTGCTTATTATTATCATATTAATGTTGGAAAATGGAATAAACCATATGTTGTTTCCGTGTAAAGTTAAATGGATTGCAACGGCGGTTACCTTGGTTGGTGCCATGGCGACCGCTTTGCAATATGACCCGCTAAACATTTATTTGTTAAATGCAGGCGCCATTTTGTTTTTGTGGTGGGCAGTCCTCATTAAAGATAAAGCAATGATAACTGTTAATGCTGGTTTGTTGGCAACATATATTTTGGGAATTTTTATAAGGTTATAAAATGAAAGTGAAAATTAGACCTCGCAATTTGGTTGCGAAGGATTTACGCACTCCTAAATATAGGATGCGTGTTGTTGCATCCGTAAAAGGATATAACCGCAAATCCGAAAACCAAACATTGCGTAAGGAATTATCGTATGGATGAAAGACTAAAACCTAGTGAGTATGATGGCATTTATTTTTTGCCAGGAAATACTGACGATGAGTTAATGCTGAGTTGTTGGGAATTTAAAACGGATTCGGAATTCGCAAACTCGAAACCTCTAGGTGATAGTCAAATTGGTCACACATACCATATTGCCTTCTTCACTAAAGATGAGGAGGGTCATCCGGTATTTGATGAACATTTTGAAGCGATTTTAGGTGACCCTGAAACTTACCTAAAAAATCTGACTGGTTCAGGACTGTATGGGTGTATTATAAAGAAAACCGAAGCATCAGGCAAATGGTTTGAAGAATACCTCAAAAGAGCGATGAAACATGTTAAGATTAGTAAAATGAAATCGTATGCTGAATCAATTGCAAACACATAGAAAGTGAGATTATATTATGCCTAATTGGTGTTCTAACAATGCGGAATTTAACAATGAAGATGTTGCTGAGGTTGCAAGACTAGAAGCACACTTAAAAATGTTGGACGAAAATAAAGAAGCTCGTGATGAAAACGGACTCTTAGCATTTTTCGTACCACGACCACCAGAAGAAAGTGAAAACTGGTATAATTGGAATGTTTCAAATTGGGGAACCAAATGGGAAGCATCCATTTATTCATGGGAAAAAGTGAGTGACACATGCATTACAATTAATTTTGATACCGCATGGGCACCACCTACGATTTTTTATGAGACCGTGGCACAAAATACTGATTGGTATGTTACTGCCACTTATTGGGAACCTGGAATGGGATTCGTAGGTTCGAATGAGGGTGGTTTTGATGAATGTTATGAGTATTCCTGTGCTGAAGATATTGAAAATATTCCCGAAACATTGGTTGATGAGTATAACTTGCACGACCAATTCGAGGAAGATGAAGAATGGGACGCTGAAGAAGAAATGGAAAAGATTATGAGTGACTTTAATGTTGAAGAAGAACCAAAAGGCAGTCAAATTAACACTCCCGAAGGTCGTGAGTGGTTGAAAGGACTGTTACGAAGTGAAAAAGTGAAGGTCACATTCACTAAAAAAGACGGAACCGACCGAGAAATGCTTTGCACATTGGTGAGTGACAAAATCCCAAGTGAAAAAGCACCAAAAAACACCGGGAAATCTGGTTCCGATGATGCACTTGCAGTTTTTGATTTGGAAAAAACTGAATGGCGCAGTTTCCGTTGGGATTCTGTAAAGAAAATTGAGTTTACACTTGGAGAATAGTAGTATGAGTAAGAAATCTAGCAAGAAAAAGTCAAAAAAGCAAATATTTGTGGTTGAAACCGTAAATACTTTCTATGAAGTTCATTTGGTTGAAGCTTCTAGTGAAGCAGAAGCGAAGGTAATCGTTGACCATAGCGATTACAATGCATCGAAGTGGTTAGGGCAACAAATTGCAAATATTTCCGTGTTCAAACAGGAAGATATGCCTCGTTTGAAGCAATTAGATTCGTATTTTTTCGAAGGGTATGCTACGACCACCGAAGATGGTGACTTAGTTTACAAAAGACCAGATGGTTCTGTGAACGGCGGCATGTCCACAACAAATATTTCTGGATATCTGAAAAATATTCAGGCAGAAGTATAAAAAGAGCTTGACTTTTACTAAATACTTTGATACAATAACACTATTATGAATAACTTAATACATTTATCGACAACGCTTTGTTCCATGCTCCCTGAGACATGGCAGGCCGCTTATCGCTCACCAAGAAGTGATAATAAAGGCTTTATTGGACGGGTTGGGTTTGTGTAATTAGTTTTCTTAGTAGAAAATCACAAACCCTAGACCTAAAAAATCTAGGGTTTTTTGTTCTTTAAAAATTTGAGTTGTTTTGTTGGCGCATAGTGTAATGGTAACACCACGGACTTTGACTCCGTTATTTCAGGTTCGAGCCCTGATGCGCCTGCCAAATGGAAGTGTGGCCGAGTCCGGTTTATGGCACTAGTCTTGAAAACTAGCGAATCGAAAGGTTCCGTGAGTTCGAATCTCACCGCTTCCGCCATATTAAAACACATTATCGAGGAGCGAGTTCTTCACCATGGGCTCCGACCATAAAGAGAGATAGTGTGTTTTAATATGGAAGATTGGCCGAGTGGTTAAGGCAGCGGTTTGCTAAACCGTCATTCAGAAATGGGTGGATCAGTTCGATTCTGATATCTTCCGCCAAATATGTGGGTGTGCAACTGAAAGGCGAGGTAGCGGATTGCAAATCCGTATTATGCAGGTTCGAATCCTGTCACCCACTCCATGTTAGTTAGTAAATTGAAAACAAAAGTAGTGTTGTGAAAATACAACACACAGACACTTGACAGTTCGGCCAAAGTCTGTATAATACGATTTGTAGGTTGAGAAATCAATCAAATGTTCTTTAAAAATTTGAGTTGTTTAATATGCTCGGTTCGTCTATCGGTTAGGACGCTGCCCTTTCAAGGCGGAAAGACCAGTTCGATTCTGGTACCGAGTACCATATTAAATTACATTAGGTTACCAACTCCAGTAGGTGACTTAGAGGTGAGATATCTGTGGCCGCACAGACTCCTCTTTGTTCACATGAAGCAATCCGACTGTGCTGGATTAAGTTGAATCGTAATGTGGAAGTTGTCTTATCGGCAGACGAAGCCGTGAGAAGCCAGATGAAGTTCTGGAACGACAATGACATCCTAGTGTAATTTAATATGGTATCATTGTTAAGTGTTATCAGGGTATCGTTATGGGACGCCATGACTATACGGGCCTAACTGTGCGAGGAACAGGTCCTGATATAACCGTTATTCGCTTGTGAGTGTTAGCTACATTGTTCACGAATTGACACGATAACACTTAACAATGGTAAAGTTTGGGGGTATAACTTAGTGGCAAAGTAACCGGCTTTTAACCGGTAAACCAGAGTTCAATTCTCTGTGCCCCTACCAATAGAATACAAAAACGAAAAATGTGCGCTTCGTTCTCTGCAAAGAGTTTAGCAAGGGTTTGATACGGTAATGCCTTCTGTATCATGTAACAGGCAATTCCTTGTTAGCATTAAGTTTTGGAGAGTGAGAAGCATTGGTGACTTCAGCAGACTGTAAATCTGTCCTCCTTCGGGATACCACGGGGTTCGATTCCCTGACTCTCCACCAAATTTAGGTGCGTTCATATAATGGTCATTATCTCGGATTGTCTATCCGAAGATGGGAGTTCGATTCTCCCACGCATCGCCAAATTATCGCAGAGTATGGAAGTGGTCTATCCGTCTGGTCTCATAAGCCATGAAATCGTTGGTTCGAATCCAACCTCTGCAACCAAGTTTATTCCAGAGTAGCACAGCGGTAGTGCAGTTGACTGTTAATCAATTGGTCGTAGGTTCGATCCCTGCCTCTGGAGCCATGGTGATGTAGCACAGCGGTAGTGCATCTGCTTCATACGCAGGAGGTCGTTGGCTCGAATCCAACCATCACCACCAAGTTTTGCCCTAATAGTTAAATGGTATAACAGTTGCCTTGTAAGCATCAATTCGGAGTTCGATTCTCTGTTGGGGCACCAATTTTTCTCGGTGTAGTTTAGTGGTAAAATTCGTGGTTTGGGACCATGTGTCGGAAGTTCGATTCTTCCCACCGAGACCAATTTGGGGGATTAGTATAATGGGATTACGGCAGCTTTGCAAGCTGTTTATGGGAGTTCGATTCTCCCATCCTCCACCAGTTTTAAGTTTACAATAAAGTTTTTTAAGTTTACAGTCGGTCGTTAGCTCAACGGATAAGAGCACAAGGCTACGGACCTTGGGGTTGAGAGTTCGAATCTTTCACGACCGGCCAAATGAACCCGTCAAGGTAACGCTTGGCTACTATGACCCGTAGGAAGTGAAGTGAGTTCGTTACTCAAGGGTGGTTCCAGTCATACCGAACTGGCGCTGGCAATGCGAGAATGTTCTCTGGTCGGGAAGCGGGTGGAAGTCGTGTGTGATGGAAGATTAATTGGAGTAAAACCTGACCAAATTTCTGATGCGATATAATTACCGCCGCAAAGAACAAGCACTTTAGCCGTGTAGCTCAGAGGAAGAGCAATCGCTTGATAAGCGATAGGCCGACATTTCGAAATTGTCCATGGCTACCAAATGTCTCGCTGGTGTAATGGCAGCATAGCGGTCTCCAAAACCGTTGGTTGGGGTTCGAGTCCCTAGCGGGGCGCCAAAATAAAAAAAGGTGATAAAATCATGCGTAAATTAGATTTAGAAGAAGTTAGACAATTCATTGAAGCACAGACTCCACAAACAAAAATTTATATTGGTTGTGATTCGGAGAGAGTTAAGATAGATAAAGTATGGCACGCAGATTATATCACCGCTATTGTAGTTCACATTAATGGTAATAATGGTTGCAAGTTATTTGGGGAAGTTGTGCGTGAAAGGGACTATGACCAAAAACAAAACAAACCTAGATACAGATTAATGAATGAAGTTTATAAAGTTTCGGAATTGTATTTGAAATTGGCAGATGTTTTAGTCGATAGAGAAGTGCAAGTCCATTTGGATATCAACCCAAGTGAAATGCATGGGGAACTTGTAATGTTATCCCTCTCGTTAAACCAGAAGCGTTTGCGGCATCATATGCAGCAGACCGATTTAAAGGATTGAAAGCAGCATGAGTGATGGTGGAAAAGGAAGTAAACCACGGCCGTTTAGTGTAACTCAACACGAATATGAAAATCGTTGGGATGCAATCTTCAGTCGTGATTTACCAAAAGAAGATAAAATAGTTTTGCCTATGCCAGGTACAATTGGTGGTGCAAAAGTAGTTTTTGAAGAAGATATACCCGTTTTAGAAAATGAAGAAATGTGGTCACAACGGGTCATTGATAATATGCGGGATTAGTTTAATGGTAAAACGAAACCTTGCCAAGGTTTAGTCACCAGTTCGATTCTGGTATTCCGCTCCATTTAAGAGTGCAGGCTCTTTTTAAATCCTGCCTTTGTGTGGCACCGAGCATTGCTACT